GTAAAGAAGATATATTAAGAGATATATTAAAAATTTGTACAGATTTATATATACATAAAAGAAATAAATTTGAAGAAATTATAGAAAATCCAAACATGGAATTAGCAATGATCCTTAGAGAAATAAATGAAATTTATTCTTATATTGAGTATGAATTTATAGCAGATTCAATTATGAACATAAATAGAGCTACAAATGATATATTAATAGCTTTAGCTAAAGAAAAGAGTACATATATGGCTGAATTAACAGAAGAGTTAGAATTTGCTCACACACCTTTAGATGATTTAGAGAATGAGTTAGAGGATTTTATGAAAGAAATGGAAGATGAATGTGAATCTACTAATGAGGAGAGCGAAGATACAAATGGCGAGAAAATGTAAAAGTTTATATGAAGCCATTGCTCTAATTAAATCAGCACATTCAGCAAGTGCAACCAAAGTAGGTAAAGATATGGTAATAGAAACACGAAAGATTGTTGGTGAAGAGTTAATTAGAACAGGTAATGGTAGTATGAGAACAGGTGCAACGGAACGATCAGTTGATGCAAATATTACTCCATATAATATAAGAATTTTTCTTGATGATACAGGAGCACACAAGTCAGTTGTTTCACCTAACCCAAGTGTATATCTTCCTGCAATATTGGAAAGTGGAAATGCCACTTACATGCCAAGAGGTTTGGAAAGAGGAGAAACACAAATAGAAGAAAGAGTCAGATTGAAAGCAGAAACAGATGCTCCAAACATATATGTAAGACAAATGAGAGCATTAGGAATAAACGCATATAGAAAGTAATTAGAAACCTATCCTTTTTAAAAAAGATAGGTTTTTTATTTGTCTTTTTTGAAAATAAAAGGAAGGTGATGCAATAAATGAGCGAAAATGTAGAAATTCAGATTGATTTGAAACTTAATGAAGAACAAGCCAAAGAAGAGATGAACAGTATTTTATCCTCAATGAAAGAACTTGCAAATAGTAAAGCAAATAATATTAACATTAAAGTAAATGTAGATAAGAATGGATTATCTGATTTAGCAAAAGTAGAAACAGCTATTAAGGAAATTAACAAATTATCAGCAGATGCACAAAAAGCTTTAGCAAAAGGTGCTAGTGGTTCGTCTGCTGGAATGGATAAAACACTAGTTACTAGAAGACAACAAGTCTCAGCTTTTACAAAAGACTTACAAAAAGCTGAAGCACAATTAGCCAAATTAGGTAAGAGTGGCTTTGTTGACCAATCCCAAGTAACAAGGTTACAACAAACTCTTACTTCTTTAAAAGGTATCAAGTTAGATAATTTAAAAAATATGGGTGACAGTAGTTTTAAAAGTGCCCAAGCTGGTGCTGAACAACTATTAAACTCAGTTAAAGAATTAAACAATGTAAGATTAGATGGTTTAAAAAATGCTAATATAGGAAACTTTACAACAAAAATAAGTTCAGATTTAGATAAAATAGAAGCGAAATTTAAACAATTAGGTAAGAGTACTACTGGAATAGACCAAATTAGAAGCCAGTTATCATCTTTAAACACTGTTGCTCCTGATAAGCTACCTTCTACATTTGCTAATATAAGGAATCAAGTTAGAGGTTTAAATGGAGAATTAAGACAGGTTAATTCCCAAGCTCGTCAAGGAAGTAGGTTTTTTGGAGATTTAGGAGCAACGTTAAGAACCTTCACACTTGGAAATATTATAGGAGATGGAATAGTTAGGTCAATACGTGGTGTTACAAGTGCTTTTCTAGAGATGGACAAAGCTATGACAGATGTTATCAAAGTTGCTGATTCAAGAGATATAGACAGCACATTAAAACTTGATAATATAAGAGAACAAGCTAATGGAATAGCTAAAGAAGTTGGAATGGCGAGTTATGATGTATTATATGGAATATCTGATGCAATCCAACAAGGAATGGGTAATTTAAATGAAAGTATCGCTGTCGCACGTTCAAGTTTAATGCTTGCTAACGTTGGTGATATGTCACAAGAAGATGCCAGTTCTGCTGTAGCAACTATGGTTAAAGGTTTTCAATTACAACCTTTACAAGCTGTTACAAGAGAAGTTGGAACTGCTGTTGGTGAAATGGACAAGATGAAAGTAACTTCAAATGAGCTTGCAGTTTCAATGGATGCACTTAACTTCGCAGGGAATAATTATGCAATAGGAACAGACGGTGTTGCAGAAGCTATGAAACGTGGTGGTGCAGTATTACATCAATATGGAGTGTCTTTAGAAGATACTGTTGCTATGATTACCGCAAGTAATGAGAGTGTTCAGAATCCTGAGAAAGTTGGAAACGGATTAAAAAGTATTGCAATTAATCTTAGTGGTATGAAAGCTAATGCAAAAGATGGAACTTTAGAATTAAATAAAACAGCAATGGCTTTAAAAGAAATAGCTGGTGTAGATGTATATGAAGATAAAAAAGCTGGCAAAGTTAAAAATATGGTTAATATTCTTGATGAAGTTAAGGATAAATGGAGTGACCTAAGAGAAGATGAACAATTAGCAATTTCAGAAGCAATCGCAGGCAAGCACCAAGCAGCCATATTTCAGAGTTTAATGTCAAACTATGATAATTTCAGAAAGTTAAGAGGAGAGTTTGAACGTGGGGAGCACCTAGGTTCAGCCGAAGCCGAAAATAGTAGATATGTAAATAGTATTGCAGGGAAATTAAATGAACTAAAACAAATTTGGTTATCAATAGGTCAAACTATGGTTACCAGTGATTTCACTAAAGGTATGTTAGATGGTTTAATTAAAGTAAGTGAAGTAATAGAAACTGTAGTTAAAAACACAAAGGGATTAAATGTTGCATTATTAGCAATAGGTGTTGCTGTATCGAGAACCATGAAAGCAATGAAGTTAACTACAAGCACTACTGGTGCAAGTGGTATGAACTTCATGAATGGTTTAGGTATGGGTAAAAATGGAGAAGCAGTATCAAGAGTTTTTGGTAAAGTCAAAACGGATATTGCAAGTGCAACAACAGCAGGACAAAAATTTAAAGCAACTTTTACAGGTGCCTTCTCAGGAATGAGAACTGAACTTGCAGGTGTAGGAACGAAAATTGCAGGTGTAGGAAAAATGTTTGCTGGTATGGCTTTGCAAACTGTTGCTATTATTGCTATTACAATGGCAATACAGAAAATGGCAAAAGCTTGGGATAACTATAAAAATGGTTTAAAAAATAGTGAGAAAGATATTAGAAATTCGTTAGAAAGTGCTAATAGTGAATTAAAAGAAAGTCAAGATAATTTAAGATATTTAAAAGATAAACAAAAACGATATGAAGAATTAATTAAGAAAAAGAAAGAACTTTCTTCTATTCCATTTAAAGACCAAACTCCAGAGCAAATTGCTGATATGGATGAGTTAAAAAATATAACTTTTGAATTAGCTGAAATGTTTCCAGAACTTGTTATAGGTTATGATGATAATGGTTTACCTATGATGATAGAAGATATGGATACTCTAAAGCAAAAGATGGAAGAAGCCATTGAAACTAAAAATCAATTAGCACAATTTGAAAAAAATAAACTAGCAGATAATCTTTGGAAGCAGTGGAATGTTGGAGAAAAAGATGGTACAACAAAAAAAGACCAATTAAACAACAAACAAAAAGAATATGACCAATATATAGAGCAGGCTCAAAACTTTAGAGAGAAATTTCAAAAAGCATTATCGGAAGGTAATATAAAAGGAAGTTTTTTAGAAACTAAAATGGGCACTGATGCAAAAGGAGCCTTAGAGCGATTTAAAGACTATCAAGAAAAAGCACAAGAAGTATATTCTCAACTAAAAACAGATAGAGAAACCTATATGCAAGAAGAAAGAGAAATACAACAAAAATATACTAGTAATATTTTCAGTTCGGATTCTTTTAAAAAAATGGGTGATACTGGTAAAGAAGCTTTAAAAGGTATTTATGATAGTGTAGATTGGTTAAAATTAAGTAAGCCTATGCAAGAAAGTATGCAATTAACTATTGATAAATTTGCTGAACTTGGTAAAACAGATGAGGGACAAAAGCAGTTACAACAATGGGGTAAGGAAATAGAAAATGCGAACAAGGTATTTCAAGAAACTGGCGACTTAGACTCTTACAATCAAAAAATATCAGACATTTCGAAAACAATAAGTGATGCTACAGGAATAGATGCTTCTTTATTAGTTGAAGGTTTTACGAATTTACCACCTGTTTTAAATGATTCACAAATGGCTTTGCAAAACTTTTTAAGTGGATATAATAAAACTTTAGAAGATGTACGAAATAAAGATAGTATAGCGATCAATTTAAGAGATCAATTCTTAGCTGTTGACAGTGCATTATCAGAAATAATGAATGATCTTGATAAATCAATTAAAACTCATAAAGATGGACAAATAGAATTAGATTTAGAGGTTGCAACGAATATCGCCAATAAGTCAGACATGCCAAAACAGATTTCACAATTAATAAAAGACCTTGGTGCAGACGGTTCTTTAAAAGGTGGGGATACAGAATTAATTTTATCTGTATTAGCTAAGTTTCGAGATGGAGACCTTGAGGGATTAAATGAAGAAATAAAATCATTTTTCGATGGCGGTGGTGAAAAGTACCAATTCAAAGTTGGTGCAGAACTTGACCCAGCAGAAGCAGAGAAAGTTCAACAACATTTAGAATCTCTTCTAGGAGGAGATAAAGGCAGTAAAGAGTATAAACTTTCTATTAAGTATTTTGGTAAAAAGGATGCAGAAGCATATACACAATTTATGGACAAAATGGAGAAGTGGGGTTTTGATAGAGAAATCTCTACCAAAATACTACTTGAAAATCAAGATGCTCTTGATGGTGTTAAAGACTATGATGAATTTATACAAAGATTAAAAGACAATCCTGAAATTTTACAAAAATATGGTTTAGAAGTTAATGGCAAAGATGAGATTGTTGAACTTCAAGAGAAAATGGAGAACACCAAAGATAAAAAAGTAAAAGTAAAAGCAGAAACAGAGGGAAAAGATGATGTTAAAGACTTAGAAGACAATGTTGACAAAGTTTCAACAACTATAGATTCTGCGAATGGTAAAACAATAGAAGTAAAAACAGGAAAAGAAAATGTTTTAGAAACAATAGAAGATGTTGAAAAACTAATTGATATATCCTCTAAGGTTGAAGATGGGAAATATAAATTAGAAATAGACTCGAACACTGAAAATGCAGTAAAATCTTTAAAAAACTTAGAAGATGCTTTAGCAGGACTGAGTGGGAAAATGAAGGGGTTATCTACTTCAGCTACAATTAAAATAGAAACGGCTTCAGCTATTGCTAATCTAATTACACTAAGTTTCTTTATTGGTAATGTTAAGTCAGCATTAAGTACTTTACAAGGTAAGGATGTAAATATAAATACGGCACAATCGGCACAAAACCTAAGTGGGCTTATTACAAGGGTAAGTCAGTATACTACTGCAATTGACGGAGTTAAAGACAGAGATGTAAATGTCAATACAGCTCAAAGTGCAAAGAATTTATCAGGATTAATTAAAAAATTAGTGCAATATAATGCTACACCTGTTAAAAGTATTAATATAAAAACAAATGCTAGTTCTGTAGCATCACAAATAGGTTCAGTTACAAAGGCATTAAGCAAAATGCCATCTAGTAAAACCGTAACTATTAGACAACAAAGTGTGGGAATGGCAATGGGAGCAAAAGGTTTCTCATCCTTCTCTGCTTCAAGTCCATCACCTCAAACTTTTGGGGCTTCAGCTCCAATGCCAAGTTTCTCGGCTCAAAGCTTACCACAACCAACAGAAATGTTAGCAAGAAGTATTGTTCCTAAATCTTTAATGACTCAAGCTTCAGACTCTTTATCTCGTACAACTACTTTTGCGAATAAAACTTCAGCTTTAAGCAATAGTGTTTTTTCTAGTTTATCCAAAGCAACACTTAAAACACCTATTTCAAAAGGTGGGGCAGACATCGAGAAAGCCTTAAAATATGGAATAAATTTATTAACAGAATTAGATTATCGAATTAAAACGGTTACTAACTCTATTTCTTTACTAGACAAAAGAATGAAAAATGCTTCAAGTAGTCAAAAATTAAAATATTTAGAAGAACAAACGAGATTATATCATGAACAAAATTCTCTATTATTAGAACAACAAGATATTTTATTAAGACAAAGAAATAACTATAAGTACAATCTTGAACGAAAAGGCTTCAAATTCAATAATGATGGTAATTTTACAAATTATGAAGAAAAAATGTTAGCCTTAGAAAAGGAAGTTGAAGATAAGGATAAAGCTTTGAAAAAAGCTAATGATGGTAAAAACGAAAATGCAAAAAAGAAAGCACAAGAAGCCTATGATAAAGCAAAAGATAATCTAGATGAGGTAAAGAAGTTATCAGATGAATATATTAAAGTAAACACTCAGGAACTTCCAAAAGTAACAGAAGAGTGGATTGATATAGGTAATAGTATTGCTGATGCTAACGAAGAGCAAAGAAAACTCAAAGAAGAGTTAAAACAAGTAGGGATTGATGCTTACTATGTTTCATTAAATAAGCAAGTTGACCAGTATAAAAACTCGCTTTCAGAAATAGATGTTCTATTAAAAAATGCACATGGATCACAAAAGAAATTGTTACTTGAGCAACAAAAAGACATCTATGGTAAGCAAGCAGTACAACTTAAAAGAGTCAAAGCTGAGTATGAAAAGGAAATGGGTAGTGTTCAAAAAGATTTAGAGAGCTGGGGATTCGAATTTAGAGATAATGGAGATATAATAAATTATATTCAACAATTATCTAAAATCAAAGAAAATCATAGTGATGCAAATTTTGACTATGTATCTGAAAAGGCACAAAAATATTTAGATTTACTTGTAGATAAGATACCAGCACTAGATAAAGAGCTATTAGAGTTAAGTAATGATATCTTTGAAGTAGAGTGGGCACTAAGAGGAGTAAATAGAGAAATTGCACTATTTGGTTCAACTACACACTTAAAAGCATTAGAAACACAATTCGATAAATTAGCTGATGCCATTGGATTAATTGATACACAAATGAAACATGCTTATGGAAAAGATAAGCTAAAATTAATGCAAGATAAGATTGATTTACTTAAAGAGCAAGCAGAATTACAAGAACAAAATATCTCTGGCTATAAAGAGATGGCAGAAGTATATCAAAAAGACTTAGGAGAGTTTGGATTCTCTTTTAACAAAGATGGTGACATTACAAACTTAGAAGAAATTTATGGTAAGTATAAGAATAATGAAAACTTCTCCAAAGTAAAAGAACTTGTAGAAGAATATCTTGATATTCAAAGAGGAAAACTACCTGATGCTGTTAAGGAATGGGAAAATTTAAGTTCGGCAATAAAAGATGCTTATAAAGAACAACTTGATATTACAAAAGAAGCTGAAGACAAAGTAACTGAAATTTATAAAAAACAATTAGAAGAACGTAAAAAACTAATTGAAAAAGAATTAAAAGCTAAAACTGATGCTATTAAGAAGGAACAGGAAGCGTATAACAAGGCTAGAGAAGAAGCTAAATATAAAGACAACTATGATGAACAACTAGAAAAGGTTCAAGAACTACAGAAAAAATATGAAATAGCTAAAAAAGATACTTCACTAGCAGGTCAGAAAAAACTTCAAGACATCATGAAAGAACTAAAAGAAGAGCAGAAAAAACTTCAAGAGATGGTGCAAGATAAAATTGATAGTGATATCAATGATATGTTTGATGAGGAACAGAATAGACTTGAAGATAATGCAGAGAAACAAAAAGAGCTACTTGATGAAGAATTTTCTGATAAGAAAATACAAGAACTTGTAAAAGAAGCATTAAGTACAGGAGTATTTGAAGACATAGATGGAACAATGAGAAGCTTACAAGATGTTATGCTTGACTTCCTTGATGAATATGGGGATGGAATGGGAGCAACAGGTGAATTAATTAAGAGTGAATGGATTACAAATCTAGAAATAGCTAAAGATACAATGAAAGATATAGCGGACATCTCTAAGGAAATTATTTCTGGAGGTAACATAGGTATTTCAAGTACAAATAATGGTATATCAGATGCAATAAATAGTTCACTAGGAGGATTTAAAAATAAGTTATCTCAATTAGGTGATATTATTTTTAAACAACCACTTATTAATATTGAAGGAAATGTTGATAAAGATATTTTCCCACAGCTCCAAAAAGAGATAAAAGAATTAGAAAATAAAATTCCACAAATGCTAGTAGATGCAATAAGATAAGGCTACCCAAGCCTTATCTTATTTATATAATTTTAAAATATTTTAGTTTATAAATATAATTTTAAATATAACAGTGGTTATATATTTAATAATTTAGTATCATATTATACATAGCGTATTTATACAAATTTAATGAGAGGGGATTATTAAATGAAAAGATTAATTATTGGATTTATGTTATTTATAGCAATATTTGTAGTAGGATGTAGTAATGGTAAGAAAGAAGATGTTTGGGAGCTAGATTTAACTCCTGAAAATGAAGTGGAAGAGTTAACAGAAGCAGAATATATATCGAGGTTAGAAAAGTTATTTAAAGAGAATAAGTATCATAATATACCTAAAGATGATGAAGATATGATAAAATTTAAAGAATATTTTGCAGAAGAGAGTAAAGAAAACCCAGATTTTGGCAAAGAAGATATAGAATGTGCAATAATTGTTCGCAATAAAAAAATTGCAGAAGGACTCTCGTCTTTTACTTCTGAAAATCCTCTTATAGACACACCATACCATGAAGACTTGGCAGAGGTGTATAAGGAATTCTACAATTATTATAAAGCAGATTTTGAAGAGGAAAAGAAAAGAGTAAAATTAGGGTTAGAAGATAATGATAGAGTAAGAGGAAGTATCTTTAATTTTCTTAATAGTGCAGAGAGAGACTATAGAGAAAAAATAGTAGAGGAATTAGGTGTAGATATTGATTTAGAAGAACAATAAATGTATATTATAATGTATAAACAGAATCCTATAATAATCTATATAATACATTATATAGTACATCATAAATAAATGTATTATATAAAAAACATTTATACATAAAGAAAAGCCCTGTTAAGGGCTTTTTACTTGTCTAATTTTTCAATTATAGTAAAGAGAGCTTGTAAGGATTCTTCATCAAGATTTTCTAAACGATATTTTATTTTTGACAACAATTCGTACCTCTTAGGATTAGGATTTCTTAATATTACGTTAAAAATGGGTTAAAAATGTTAAGAGTGTGTTAAATAAGGAAATAATATCTAATAAAAAAGGATATAAGATATAGAGAGAATATCTACTAAAAAGATATTAATACATATGAACAAATAATACTACTGGATGAGAGGAATGTTGAAAATGACTTTTGAAAAACTTGAAAGAATGGATGAAATATTATTACAAAGAGCTAGTGTAGAAAATATTATAGGTGTTTGGATTGAAGATTCACATTATATGCACAATGGAGGACAATACTTACTTAAAATAAATGGACAAAATGTAATATTAAAATCAAAGATGTATGAAGATATATTAAAAGTATTTGAAAAAGAAGAAGAAAAATTAAATGAAGAGTTTCAAGGCATTTTAACAAAAATGAAACAACAAATGAAAGTCCCTTATTAGGGGCTTTTTATTATGCAGAAAAGGCGGTGAAATTTAATGTTTATATCAGATAAATTTTATTTTAATGGAAGACATAGTGACGATATGAATGTATCTTTGGTTACCTTTGATTCAGACTTATTTAATGACTATGGTTTAAATTACAGCGAAACTATAGATGTAGAAAAAAACAATGGTGATTTATCTCACTTCACAAGTACACATGGAGATATTGAAGAATTAACACTTAACTTAATGTTAAATGATTATAAAGATGAGCCTATGGTGTGGAGTGATGATATTACAATGGAAGTAACAGATTGGCTGATTACAGATAGTTTTGTTGAGTTTGTTAGTGAAGATAACACAGACTTAACATATTATTTTAAAGTAACAAAAATAATTAAAAAATTTACACGAGATAAATTAGGATACTTAGAAGTAACATTTCAACCTTTTTCAAATTATGCTTACCATAATCTCAAGAAAACATATTCTTATGACAACACAGAAGGTTCTTTCACAATTAATAATATAAGCAATGTAAACACACCTTATAAACCAATTATCACAATCAAAAATTTAAGTGACAACTTAAACATTATTACCATACATAATGAAACAACAAGTGAAGAACCTTTTGAAATTAAGAATTTAGATAACAACGAGATAGTTACAATTGATAGTGCAATGGGAACAGTTTTTAATGATTACAATGAAAACAAACTATTAAATTGTAATAGAGAGTGGTTAGAGTTAAAACGAGGAAAAAATAAAATAACAGTATCAGGTAATGTTGAATTAACTATAAAATGTCAATACCCAATAAGGTTATAAAGAAGGTGAGTATATGAATACAGTTAATATTAAAAAAATTGATACTAAATTTGATTTAACAGTTTGTAAAGTGAATACCACACCTTTATGTGAAGTATCTTCAAATTTTATAGATGATATTACAAGAACTTTAACTGATTATGACACGATATCTTTAACAATTCCTTATTATACTGTTGACAGCTATACAAAGAAACAAATTAAAAATCCAGCTTATGACATGATAAAAGATGAGAGGTTGCTTTGTTTAAATGATGAAGAATACTTTGTCATAAAAGAAAATAAGAGTACAAAAGTAAATAAGGATAAGATAATTAAAGCTTATTCCAGAGAATATAAACTAGGGAAAATAGATATTAAAGTTGAGGATATTGGATTTTATTTAATAGGTAAAGAAGAGGAACAAGGGATATATAGTTTAAATGACCATATGAAAACAGAAACAGGTTGGTCTTTTGGACACATAGATGACTCTGTTAGATATGACGTTGTAGAAGGAGTAAAAGTAGAAAAATTAAGATGGCAAGAAAGTATTAGTATGAGATGGTATGACTTTCTGACAAAGAACATAGTTGAGTCTTTCAATTGTGTTGTAACTTTTGATACGAAAAATAAATTAGTAAATCTTTACGATATTACAACTATAGGCGAAGAAATAAAAATTTATTTATCAATGGATAACTACTTAAAAGATTTAGAAAAAACAAGTTCTTCTAGTGACTTAGTAACTAGATTATATATAGAAGGAAATGAAGAAATGGATATAATAGGGGCAACTCCAACTGGGTATCCATACTTAGAGAACTTTACATATTTTATAGAAAATAAAGAGATGAGTTCTGAGCTTATCAATGCCCTTTCTACATATGAAACAAGAGTTCTTAAACACAATATAGAGTGGGAACGTTTAAGCTCTAAGAAGGTCACTCAAAGCGTTGTAATGACAGAAAAACAAGATGAGTTATTAGATATTTATTCTCAAATAAATGGACAAAATTCATTTCTAAAAGAATTTCATGATGAAAAAGATAAAAATAACCCAGATAGAATTGCAATTGTAGCTAAGATTACAGAATTAACAGATCAGCAGGTAATATTAGAGGAACAAATTAAAAAGCTTGAAGAAGAAATTATAGCTTTGGATTTAGCTATAGACGAAATAAATATTTTATGTAAAAGAGAGACAGCGACAGATGGGAAAGGTCGATTGATCTTCGATGAATATTTATTAGATGAATTAAAAGAATTTGTATACTGTGAAACATTTACAAATGATTCTTTTTTAAGAGAAGAAGATTTAGTACAAGCTGGAGAAAGAGAATTAGAGTTAAAGTGTAGACCAATAACAACTTACACATTAACAGCAGTTGATTTTACCAAAAGAATTGTAGATAACGATTTTAGACAACACTGGAATGGAACATTGTCTTTAGGTGACATTGTAATGTTACAAGATGATGAAGAAGAAGTGTTGCAATATCTAACAGGTTTCACAATTAAACCAAATGAGACAGATAGTTTATCACTTACTATATCTAACAGTAAAGTAAGCGAAGAAAATATAAGAGTTATAGCAGATAAGCTACAAGAAGCAAGTAGAAGTATGAGTGTTATTAAAAACAAATTATACCTATGGAATAAACAAAAATATAATAGGATCAATTTAGAAAAATCAAAATTGGTTAATTACTAGGAAGGTGATATCATTGGGAATACATAATAATTTTCCTACGTTTGGATGGATAAAGTTAGATGGAATAACAGTTGTTCACAATGGTCAAACAAATATTGTTGCAGATTTTAAAACACAGCTAAAGTACATTTATTGGACTCCAGATTTACCAAATGAATTTAAAGCATCAAATGTAAGTTTAAATCAATCAGCTTCACGTTTTCTAGTTGCTGTCAATGATAAGGGGAATTGTGTTCAGGTTCCCAATGATTCAATTAAAGTATCATATGATGGAAACAGTTATGAAGCAATAAGTGAAAAAATATATGCTTTATATGAAAAAGATGATGAATTTGGAGACAAATTTGTAGCTGTAGAGCAAGACATAGATGGAATTAGAACAACAGTTGGAACTACACAAGAAGATTTAAATAAAGTTAGTGAGCATGTGTCTCAAGTAGAACAAAAAGCTGATGAAATAAGTTTATCAGTAAGAGAGTTCAACCAAGAGTATAGTGAAGATAAGGAAATGATGGCTTTAAGAGAAAGAGTTGTAAAAGTTGTCATCAATATGAACGCTGGGATAGGTTTGTTTAATGCTAAAATAAATGAAGCATTTAAAGATAGGAATATAACTGAAGATGAAGAAAAAGAAATTCAAGCACAAACCACCTTAGTAAATGAAAGACGAGATGAAGTTGTACATGAAGTTGATATAGTTGTTGGAATACTAGAAGGT